TGCCTGGTTCCCCGCTGGCTGACTAGGCCTGCGAGTCGTAAGATGAGTCAATGCTTCTGAGGCAGCAAACCCCGGATCTTTCGGACCCGAAGCCTGTGAGCCTTATCGGCTTCCGCCAGTCTCTTAACCCGAGCACGAAGGCTACCTTACTTGAGGTAGCAAGCGTGGGGGGAGGGAAGTGGGAGGGAAGGGATAACAGAAAGCATTTAATATGTAAAGGATTACATAAATGAACTCATGTTTACGCGTACGAGCATGGTCCAATACCCATACGATGGCTTCCAGTGGACTCGTTGTCCACCCAAGTGCCATGGGTCACCCCAACCTGGGGTGTAGGCCCATTTTCCTTGGTAATTCACCCTCTGCAGTCGCATATGAGTGAATGTTCCCGACACGTGACCCGCTAATATCGTTTGGAAGAGCCCGGGTAGGTTAATCCCCGGCTTCTCCCTAAGTATTTGCGGTCGCGTGCCACGCTGGTAAGACATTAACCAGTAGGAGCGTCTCCGCTTCTCTGGCGAGAAATGTCGATACACGATACAGTCTGTCGAAGGGCAGCGTAATTGGAGCACGAGGCGCTTACCATCTAGGCCAGGCCTAAATGGAAAAGACTCGCGTGACAACTCCGCGATCACTTCGAAGGGTACGTGAATCCCAGCGTCATCCGACTCGTAATTTGGCACAAGGTAGCGGGATTCCTTGGGTATAGCTTGCACTAAGCAAGAAATACTTTTCGGAAGACCGATACCATGCTTGGCCGACCACCTGTTAAGGCGGTTTACAAGCGAGATGATGTCCTGTATGCTTGAGAGATTCTCACAGTATACAGGCCGAACGTCATAGCCATAATACCAATCGGTACCACAGCTCTCTCTGAAAGGACCAGAGGAAAAAGACTTTTCTCGATTTACGATAAAGCCGAGTTCCTCGAGAATATCACACACGAATGCGTAAATTGACGCATCGCAAATGATATCATCCCCGAAGACAGAGAAGTCATACTTTAACTTCCCAATCTTATGGAGACGCCTATACCCACATACTGAAATGCAGGCGTGCAGAATTGCACCAAAGAGAAGTGTTTGCAAAGGGAAAGTTGTCCCATTGCCCATGGTTGACATCATGTGCAGAGGTAGAATGCTACCATCAGGTAGCTCACACTCTCTACACGATATCATTTTCAGCCATTCGAACACACTCCGTGGAAGGAGGCTTTTGGCCAGTTCCAAGGATATAGTGTCAGAGGCTGATTTGAGATCAATGGTAGCCCAACGCATGCCGTAGCTGTCCGCTTTCTCAAGCGAACCGAGACGGGCAAGCTCCCGATTTACATCGGGCTGGGTTTCCAGATCAATACGAAACGCACTCCACAGCTTTTGCCGTAGAACGTGTTCCGTACCCAACTGCAAAAGGGTATTCACAGTTGGCTCAACCATGATAACACGGTCAATGACGTCTGTTTTAGGAACAGTGGTCAGTTTACTAGGAAGTACCTTGTCATCCTTTAGATGCTTCAGTCGCCGAATTTCTTCAGCTTCCTGCATCGAAGGATTTTGATCTACAAAGGACTTGTAGAGACGGTAGATACCCTCACAGGAGTACGACAACGGACCGCCAAACATCTTTGTGTAAAGCGTTTCGTCCTTCGCACCCCTGTTCGACCCAGGACCGGGTCTGAGGTTATCCATGGCTTCTCTCAAAGAGAAAGTCCATGTCGCGTCACCGTGTGAAAATAGATTATCTAAGAAGGCGCGAGCCTCCTCGATTACTATGTTAGCACGGTTGCTTAACCCCTTGTTGATGAACCGTTGGTTCATATCCAGACAATGCGAATTCATCTGTTCAAAAAGCTCCACGGCACGAAGTGCTCGCAGGTTTGATGAGTCAGACGAAGGCATTCCATCTGTGCCTCGGAACTTCTTGCGAAGGCCCAATGGCAAACGAGAGGCGGCAAAAAGACGACCATGATCAAAGCTATCACTAGCCAGAGCATGATCGCCGACTGACGATCGATACCGGATGAGATCTTCATCCAAGGCTCCTAGAAGTTGGTTAAAGAGCATATCTGCCTTCATGGTAGTAACCTCAAAGAGGATTAGACACCAACGAACCGGACCAAAGGCGCCATGTAGAGTCTACATGACTCCAGTCAGCACTGTGTCACAAATGCCCTGGATCTGGTTGCTCACGAAGCCACCAGCAGCCGAGGCAAGTGCCTTCACGTTGACAGCGTCGTAAGACGCGGAGCCAGCGGGGAGGCGAACGTTGATCTCGATGACTGCGACGCCGTACTGTCCAGATTGGATAGCGACGGACTTTCGCACAATCGTCTTGAACTCGTTCATTCCCACATTGCTGTACTGCCCCGTAATCGCGTTTTTGACGCCCAAAACCTTGAAAGACTTTGGACGTTTGAACGTGAGCGTAAAAGGGAGGTCTGGACTATGCGTAGAAACGCCAGCCTGAGTGCCTCCCAACGCCGTGACGGCCCACTGTTTCGCGAACGAATCAGTGGAATCGGCCGAAAGCGTATACGTCGGGGAAGTAAGACCGGTTATGGCAGACCCCGTCAGGGGACTGGACGGCGAAATTGCCATGACAACACCTACTCGATGGTAAAGTTAAAAAAGCACGCTAAGAGCGTTCGATAGGGTCCTTACCTAGGATAGGGCAAGAGCGGATAAATTAGCCGCTCCTCCTGCACTTGGTAAGTGAAAGGTTAGCTGTGGTTGATAGCCAACATTCCACGGACCCCTCGTAAAACTCACAGCGCGATACTTTTGTTGCCCTGTGCTGCCGAACGGGAAAACGAAGCGTTTAGACACTTCAATTTCACGAACGGAGACAAGCCATCCTCCATAGAGGCCTGACGTGTCTGTACACACAGCACTTATCATATCACCTACATTGGTGAATGAATCGACAACAAAACTGTAAGGAATGAGTTCCCATGCAGCAGGTAAGACACTGTCCCAACGAAAGTTAATTGCGTTGGCAAAGCTTTGGAACTGGCTAGGATTCATGGCTGATGCCATGGACCTGCGAGCACCGTAGCGATGTTCAATCAATTCCTTTCGTGTGACTTGTGCCTGTCCACCTGTGAAAGAGGCACCGAGATTAACGCCCCAGCACGTAGTGCTAAAGGTATTCTCTGAGCGATGCCCGCCACAGGAGACCTGAGAGGACCCCGAATGGTGTTGTCCCTTATTATACACATGTTGGGCAAGAGCTTCTGCTCCTGCTTTCATATCATTAATAAGGGGAGACCAACCGTAGCAGTTCTCTAACCAGTAGCCGGCTTTCTGACTTATTAAGGTACCTAACGATACCTTCTTAGGTCTTATGCCGTACTTCCGGAACTGAAAGAGAGGATCGAACCATTGAGTCTTTGTTCTCAATGTTTGATAATCATAAGCTTTCTGCATAGCAGAAGCAAGCTCATGTGATCGATTCGATATCATCCTTACAGATTCGCCCAACTCGCCTGTGAAAACGAGTCCTTCAAAAGAAGAGGTGTGCTTCGACTTATCGAAGAAGCGCGCCTGCGCCTTCTGGTTGGACGCGGATATAGTGTTGGCACTGGTGAAGAGATTATTAACTCCCATCAGAAACCACGCGCTAAGGCCCAAAGAGACCTCGACGGAGGTGTCCCAAGACACTCCAGAAACAGAATCGAACCCACCCGGAACAGCCTTATAAAGGTCGACGGACATGCGTTCACCCTTAAATAAATTAAGGGTTGCCTGTGCTGGAGGTATGAAAGCACCTCGTTTCTTTAAGTCCCAGTAGCCGGGAGTCCGGTAGCCAGACCTTGATATCGTGTCAGTCCATTGTCCACCATATGCCCACGAGACCAAATAGGGTTTCCCCTGATTGATCCACGAGCGACATGTGGTGTAATACTGGACCGGCGACTGATGCCAAAGGGCTGACGAAGAACTCCAAGCTCCTGAATTGGACATAAGGATCACACTATGGTTAAAGGACTAACCAGGGAGAGACTTTCTTCTCTTACAAACGCAGTGTTCCTGCCCACTCT